CTTTGGAGGAGAATTGGAGATCCTTGCACCTGAAGCGCACATATGGTGCATGCCCGTTTGTGCCTGTAGATTGGAGCGTCTTGATGACTACGCTATCGCCAGGTAAAAGGCTTGGTGGGGTAAGGAGGCTGCGTCCTTACGATAACCCTCGCGCGGCAGACACGCTGAAGCGGATGTCCAGTAAGACTGGTGTTATTACGGACCCCGTCATGAAGCGTAAGCTATTGGAAAGTGGGTACCACTTGGATGACGACATGGATAATAAGTCTGTGTACGTGCCAGAAGACCTCTTTGGGCGTTTGGCGAGATATGGGTCTTCGATCTCGTTTAGCCCCGATGAAGGAACGTTAAAGCAAGCTATTGACCTAGCGTATCGGGCGTTTGGTCGTGGTGGTGCTGAGCGTGTTACCCCCATCCATCCTGAGGATGAGGCTCGTTTACGTCGCGCCTTAAAACGTGAGAAGGCCAGCGGTGCTCCGTTCTTCAAGAAGAAGGGTGACGTCTTCTTTGAGGATAGGGACCTCATGTACGCTTTTGTTTCAGGTGGAAAAGCTGAACCTTGCGTAGCTTATCACCGTGTGCAACACGGCGAGAACGGCCCTAAAACCCGTCTTGTATGGGGGTATCCACAAAGCATTACTATGGCTGAGAGCCTATTTGCTGCTCCCCTCATACAAAGGTTCCTTGCTTGGCGTTCGCCTATGGCGTTCGGCTTGCATCGACATGAGATTTCAGCTCGATTGGTTGGAATAAGGAATTCCGGCTTAAGGTATAGCATGGACTATAGTGGCTTCGACGCTACAGTGGTGCCTCAGTTGATCTTAACTGCCTTTGCTATACTCCGGACTCACCTCGATCTGAAAGAAGGAGGGTATGAAGTTGCATGGGATAGAGTTATACACTATTTCATTCATACCCCGATTGTCATGCCAGATTCTTACTTGTGGCAGAAGAATCGTGGCATACCGAGTGGTAGCTATTTCACACAGCTTGTGGATAGCATTGTCAACTACATCACTATACAATACTGTAGCCTTCGCCTAGTTGGCAAACCAATTCGAGAGGATCGCATCTTGGTTCTTGGAGATGATTCCATCTTCGGCCTCGATGTCTATATTCCTATAGCACGTTGGTCAGAAACCGCCTCAACGCTGGGACTCACCATAAATGTTGAGAAATCAGCAGTGTCCCGGCAGGACGAACCATTAGAGTTCCTAGGTCATGAGTGGAACCGTGGGATTGTCGATCGTCCTCCACAGGAAGTAGCCAAGCGATTAGCCTACCCAGAACGCGTCAATGCGATAGACGATCCGAGACTTCGATTCGCGACGCGGGCTTTCGCTTATGCATCTGACAGTCGAACCGCCCATCGGATTCTGAGACAGATATCTCAGTATAAAGGACGGGAGATGGTTAAGGTGTACAACGAGAGGGTCGCTGGTGCAGTAGTAACCGGGCATCAGGAATATCTCAAATCACTAGGGAATGTTCTGCCCCAAGAAAGTGCTAGATTCAACGGCATCGTATTGGGATACGCAGCTATCTTGATGTGAGGAGAGGGTCCA